CACCAGACCTGACAGTTCACTCCATCGAGACGCCACCACCACCACCAAAGCCGGAGCCAACCAATGCGCAAGTTATCAATCTGCCTAGCAACGACACTGCTACTAACTTGCCCCGCCCAAGCCATAGACCTTAGCTACGTAGCCACGGAAACAGATCAGCAGCTGGCGATAGTGCAGCCTCCGGATCCACCGGTCGTAATGACCATCCACGGATACAAAGAAGAGCCCAAAACAACGAAACAACGATTGAAGGAGATTGCAGCTGCGACTGTGAAGTACGCGCTGCTCTACTTGTTGCTGAGGAGGGGCAATGGGAAGGCCTTTATCTAACGAATGTCAGAAAGGACACGCCAAAGGTCCGGGGGAGTGCCCCCGGTGCCGGCGGACCCGTCAACAGGTCTACATGCAAAGCGACCAGGGGAAACAAGCTGGAAGCCGAGCTTCACGGAAGTACCTTCGAAAGAAGAAGGCGGTATCATATACGGATAATTCCCCGCAGGGAGATCCAGATGGGTGCCACCAAGAAAGAGCCCTACCGCAAAACGTCATTCAATCTGCCGGTCAGGATTCTTGACGAGCTTGACCGTTACCCAGGGGATTTAGTATGGAAATTGATAATGTGCGTGGAATACGCCCTGAAGACCGGAGCGCTGATGAGCCCGGAGGATGCGGAGAGCCTGCTGTACCAGAGAGCAGTGAAGATGTCAGCATTCAGGACTTCGACAACGTCATCGCGATCGCCGAGTTTGACGACGACCTCGACATCGATGTTATCGACCGCTCGAAAGAGTCAGAGTTCATCAAAACCCAAATCCGCACGGAGCTCTACAACCTCCAAACCCTTAAAGAAAACCTCACGGCCGTTGAAAAAGAAAGCTACGAGATCTTAGCCAACGATCCTTGGTTCAAGAGTCTGGTATCAACGCCACGAATCATGCTGGCTGTGCTGCAGTACCCTCCGTTCTATCTGTACCAGATGCGGAGCACGGGACACCATGCGTTCATCAAGAGCTATGAGATAGCCAAGAAAGGCTACAAGGACCGCTATGCTAAAGGCGAGATCACTGCCACGCTGGCACTGAAGTCTATCTGGAATCAGGACCTGCTGTATGAGCGTGAGATTGCATTCTGTCCGCTCACTGACTTGGTGCGCTTGAAGCATAGAAAGATCGCTGAGTCTGAGCGCCTGGTATCTCATGGCGCCTCATAACACATGGATGCTCTCGATGGATGGCGGATTCCGCGAAGGCTACATGGATCTCACTGAGAAAGAGCGTGCTAGACAGGCTTTGTCGGTGGCTTATGAAGGGTGTCGGCGCGACAACCGCAGTGCTAATGCGCACTGATGACCGTGGTGTAACTCACGTTGAAGCAGAGTACCAACTGTAATGCTCAAACTATTCAGCAACCTTGATGTTGTCCGGCTCTCGGACGACAGAGAACACTACATCGTGAAGTTTCCTCCGGACGACGGACGGAAGGAACAGCTCAAGCAAGCAGCACCGTCCGCCAAGTGGGACAGTGACGCTCAGGGTTACTACGTGCCGTCCACATGGACGCAGACAGTACGGCTGATTGTCCATGGCTTCTTCAAGTTCGCCCAGGAGGCAAAGGAACATGCAAGACAAGTACGGCTTATTGAATCCGATAGAGCTGCCGCTTCTGCAGCCTCCGACGCAGATCTTGACCTGCGAGGGTTCGGAGTCACTCCGTTTCCCTTCCAGCGTGCCGGCATCAAGTATGCACTGGATCGCAAGCGCGTCATTATCGGCGATCAAATGGGGCTCGGCAAGACGATCCAAGGGCTTGGCACCGTCTACCTTGCCAATGCATTTCCGTGCATTGTCGTTACCCCTGCATCACTCAAATACAACTGGGCTGAAAGTGAGATTCCCCGAGCGTTTCCCGGTAAATTTGTCGTCATCGCAGACAAAGATACTCCTCTAATGCTTCTCCAGCTTGCCAAGGTCATTGTCACAAACTACGAGCAGCTCGTTGGATTCAGAAGCTATAAGAGCGTCGATGGACTTAAGCGAACTTGCTGGAAGGATGCTACCAAGCGAGAAGTGCTCCTATCTCCCCTTGCGAAGAAGCTCAGAGATCTTGGAGCCAAGTCCATCATTTGTGACGAGGCGCACTATCTCAAAGATCCCGCAACCGGGCGAACAATGGCGACAATGGCAATACGCCATTCATGCACGTACAGGCTGCTCTTGACCGGTACAGCCATGCTCAACCGCCCGGCCGAGCTGTGGTCACTCATGAAGTTCCTGGACCGCGGTGACGAGTTCGGCGGATACATCGCCTTCATGGAACGCTTCTGCGGTATGCGCAAAGGCAAGTACGGTGTCGAGGCAAAGTCAGCATTCCATGCGGCCGAGCTGAACCGCCGCATGAGAGCCAGCTTCTACATACGCAGGCTGAAGAAGGACGTGCTCAAGGAGCTGCCGCCGAAGCTGCGCACGAACTACAAGATAGACATAGACAACCGTGAGGAGTACGTGAAGGCAGAGAAGGAGCTGCTTGAATGGGTCAAGGACCGCGTACACCAGGACAAGGCATTCATGGAAAGCATCGCGCACCTGCCAGAGATGATGCGCATTGCTGCTATCCACGAGAGGCAGACTGACAAGGCTGAGAGAGCCAAGAAGGCTGAGGTAGTTGTCCGCATATCTGCGCTGAAGAACGTTGCAGCACGGGGCAAGCTGGCTGCAGCAAAGCAATGGATCGATGACTTCCTTGAGTCCGGCGAGAAGCTAGTTGTATTTGCCACGAACAAAGAGATCTTGAGCGCACTGATCACTAAGTATCCAAAAGCTGCACGAATCATATCGGAGGACGACGACCGTGAAAGACAAGTCAACGTCAAGAAGTTTCAATCTGACAACGGGCCCCAGCTCATTATCTGCGCAATGGGTACAAGCGCTACAAACAGTCCTGGGGGAGTTGGACACACACTTACTGCCGCAAGTAACGTGCTCTTTCTACAGCTCGGATGGAACCCGGCACTACATGATCAATGCGAGGACCGGTGTCACCGAATCGGGCAAGAGGACAATGTTACTGCGCATTACCTACTAGGACGTGACACCATCGAGATACCAATTGCAGAGCTGATTGAAGAGAAGCGGGCGATCTGCCAGCAAGTGCTTGACGGTGGGCCGGCGGATGATCAGGAGCATGGCATACTGAGCGAATTAATGGAGAGGCTTGCAAGAGTTGAGGACATTTATTCAGAGCTTATCAGTAGCAGACCGGGCGAAGTACAGGACGCTGCTGACCCTGTTGTTTGTTGCTAAATGGGGCAGACCTGACCCGTCGATTAAGCTGGCTTGCTGATTGACTTGGTATTCGGTTTGGAATACTATCGCTGAACCACCACCACAAATCCTACCTTTCTTGAGACGTAAAAAACGGCGCCGGTTCATACCCCAAGCGCCGTTTTTTATTGCTCGCATTTCCCGGGCTTTAGGAGTCCTTCACCTTGCGCGGGCGTCCACCCTTCGCACCATTGGCGCGACGTGCTGCTTGCTGCGCTTCGGTCCCAGGGACGTTGCATGCATGACGTTGTCGCACGGTCCCAGGGACGTTGCATGCATGACGTTGTCGCACGGTCCACAGCGGTGCTCACAGTGTTCGTCTGCCAGGTGCGCAGCATCAAGCCGGATGTTATCCAAGTCACCCAACAAAGCAGCCCAGTCGTCATCAACAGCAATCAATGCTCCGAGCTTCTTTCGGATACGATCATGCAGAGCATTCAAGGCGCTATGTACCGTCACTCTTGCTCTCCCATAACAGCTTGTTCAAGCGAGGCAATGCGTTCATCAAGCTTGGCAATGGCATCCCCGAGCCTCTTTACCTCGTCATCACCTCCAAACATGCGACCCCCAAACACGCCACCGCTGAACAGCTTGGACTTCTTCTCTTCGGCTGGTGGCGTTGCGACAACAGCATCGCCACCAGTTGCGCAGATCTTGTGGCCGCAGTCATTGCAGATGCGGCGCTTGATGTTGTTGTCGTATCCGCAAATGACCTTGTTGTCTGGCGGATTGCTGATCGGTATCTCTTCCTTGCAGTAGAAACACCGTCCAGCCTTCTTGGACTCCATGAATCCTATCCGTGCACCCATTAGAGTGGTATCCCTGTGTTTGGTGTCTTGCCAAACAGTCCCTCAAGCTTGCCTGTGGACTTAGGTGCTGCGGGCTTGGATTCTTCTTCCTTCTGCTTGCGGTCAGCCTGTGTGGACAGCGCACGGAGGTCTGCTGTGTACTGATTTTCTTTGCCGCACTGGACCTTGCATTCGTACTGAGTCTTTTCCTTGCCGTCCTTACCTGTGTACGATTTCTCACCCAGGTACGTGATTGCGACATAGCGGCCTTCTTCAATCACTTCGAAGTAGCCATCGAGGTCATACGTGCCGTTCAGCCCTAGCAGCTCGTGCTCTGAGCTGAACAGGACGTATGTGCGCTGGTCGTACTTGCTTTTCTCGTTCTTGAACTTGCGCAGGTAGATGCCTTTGTATGTTTCGCCGGGCTTCAGGTCTTGAAGCTTGACGTACTTCAGCTGTCCATTGCGGGCAGCTGGTTGGATGTCTTCTAATTCAACTTCTGACATTTTTACTCCTTAGATTCAACAGCGGTAAGCGCAGCTACTGCGGCGCTCATCTTTAATTGAAACTCTTGAATCCAATCAAGAGTGATTGCGGCCACAGCATTCTTATCTGGTGTGCAGCCCGGATGGAGATTGGAGAACCAAACTTCAGCTGGACGACCAGCCTTCGGTTTGATGCCAGGCAATACGATTGCATCTTTCATCTGCCCGTCTTCTTCTTGAAGGCAAACACCGCGAAGCTTCGCAAGGGTTCCTACAAGGCAAGCACACTCGCCTGAATAGCAACTGCCGTCGATTTCACCAGCGATTAGTTTTTCGCGCAATCCTGCAACTTCAAGCGGTGCATTCAGCAAAATCTCGAAGAGATCATTCTTAAACCCGCTCAGATTGGCGTAGCTCAGATTGGCGTAGCTCAGATTGGCGTAGCTCAGATTGGCGTCGCTCAGATTGGCGTCGCTCAGATTGGCGCCGCTCAGATTGGCGTCGCTCAGCTTGGCGTCGCTCAGATTGGCGCAGCTCAGATTGGCGTAGCTCAGATTGGCGTCGCTCAGCTTGGCGTAGCTCAGATTGGCGTAGCTCAGATTGGCGTAGCTCAGATTGGCGTAGCTCAGATTGGCGTCGCTCAGATTGGCGTAGCTCAGATTGGCGCCGCTCAGATTGGCGCCGCTCAGATTGGCGTCGCTCAGATCCACCCGCTGCGCGGCTGCTTCTTCTACTGCCTGTCTTATTGTTCCAGCGGTATCACTTTTATACAGGACCTTTGAATCGGCCCAACGGCTTTTAATTTCAATCATGTCAGTATCCTTTAAAAATCGAGTCCTATAGCCACTTCGCAACCAAGCAGCGCAATCAGCCAGTTCGGAATGCCAATCATGACTCTGACTCGTGCTCGTTCTCAGCTACGCGCTTAGAGCGATTCCAGGCATTGAGTGCTGCTGTAGCATGCGCACCATCAGCAGTCATTATCTTCATCCACACCAGCGCTGACCGTAGCTGCTTCTGATCAGCCGGGCTCAAGTCCTTCGCAAGTGCATCGACCTCAGCATCAGTCAGCGGCTGTAGCTCCTTCTTGACTGTCATAGCAATCCCTCTTGTTGTCTATATACGGTTTTACATCTGTAATACAGCGTATTCCGATTGACATACGCCCAACAAGCGTTGACGGAACGTAGAGCGTTAACGTTTTTAAAAGCGTCAACGCAATGTGTAATACATCTGTAAACCAAAAAACGTTGACGCTTACCTCCGTCAGATCAGATTTGGATGAGGGGATAGAAGGACGAAGACTATGATCAGATTAGGACGCCTTCAGCGCTTTAAACAACCTGATTTGGCTCCCGCCTGCCTTGCGCTCCCGCAATCAGATAGCTGCAATCCGACCGAGCAGCCTCAGCGCAACTGCATGGCAACGGTGGTTGAATACGTTGAATCAGCCAGCTCAGTGGTCGCTGCTTCCACTTGTTCAAGCGAATGCACGCGAATGCACATTCGATTTAGAACGGCTGAAATAGAAGCGCCGAGCAATCGCTAATGAGTTGTCAGCAAACGGCATTAATTAAGGCTAGCACTTACGAGCGATTGAACTTAAACACTGCTCAGCCTTGGGCGTTTTCAGCGTTTTTCAAGCCTGCAAGAGTGATACCGTATTCGATACCGCAAAGCCGGGAAAGCTACACTGGTGGCTGTTCTCGCTAGCCTATTCAAAAGTGTGAGCTTTTAGATAACTGCCCTCAATCGCAGTACTACTGACACTTGCAGCCAATCCGAGCCACAACAGTGGGACCCCCCCGGCTTCAGTCATCAAGTACCGCGAGGTACCCCCCTGGTGGGCGTTTCAGTTCCCTATGGGATCAACTCCCCACGCTTGTGCCAAATTTTCCCCATGTATTACCGATGTATTACGGTTGTAATACGGTTGTAATACGTATGTCATACGTCATACCGTTCACTGACAGGAGAAATTGCATGGACGAGCAAGTACTGGCAGCATTCATGGCTGGATTGGCTATGCATCAGAAGTCTGGGGAGATACGAGTACCCGTAGTGCCAGCTGACGGCACCAGGTATAACGTTTCAGTGCAGGCTGAAGGCGAGCCCGGCAAAATGGTTAGCGAGATTGTGCTGCGCGTAACGAAGCAAGCACCACTGTTTGAGAAGAAGGGCAGTTAGATGCACAAAATAATTTTCCTAGCAATACACACAGCCCAGTGGGCACTGCTGCCGGTAACGCTGCCATCGTACATTCCATTGCGCATGTACTACTGCCCCGGCACTATCGGTTCGATAAAGGTGGTGCACAAGGTATGCCAACCGCTGCGTTACATCGGCTGTGTCGCGTTACCGTACCCGCTGGTCTGTGCGGCTACGAATGGTGCTGTCGAAGACGAACAGTAGAGGAACTAACTAATGCGACAAGAATTTGAAATCGTAATCCGCGTGAGTGTTGAAGTCGTCCAGGCTAAGCCAGTGAAGGACGAACCAAAAGCGCTAGCCAAGCCAGTCAAGGCGCAGATCAGCAAGTACGTGAAGAAGTCGAAGAAAGCGAAAGCGGTGAAGAAGAAGCCCGGTCCTAAGCCTAAGGTAAGGCTGGCTGTTCAAGCACAAACCCTCCAGAACGCGATAGACACTTGCCTTGCAGCCGAAGCAGTGCCCCTGAGCGAACCTGAAACGCCGGTCCAAACACCAGAGCCTGAATTCAAGACGACCAAGCTTGAGCCGGGTGAAGGTTTGGAATACGCCAAGCAACCACAGCAAGCATACGGCAGAAACTATCCAGCAAAGAAAGGCGGAAAGCATGCAGATTTGCCATGAATGCCAGAAAGAGCTTTCCGAGCCGCCGCGCTACTCCGTGGACAAGTTTGAGCGCGAAGAGGATTCATTGCTTTCTCCGCTCAAAAAAATCGCGAACCACGTGTTTTGCAGCGAACTTTGCTACGAAGTTTGGGGCAACAAGGAAGAAGCGCTGGTGCAGAAGGAACGCGTCCAAGAAGACGCTGCCCATGCCCAGCTCGACGACTACAGCACGTGGGGTCCCTAATGCGCAAGCAATTAGCAGTACTTGTCGATGACGACGTTTTTGAGTTGCTCAAGCCAGTCCGGAACAAGACGGCCCTAGTGAATCAGCTACTCCGCGAACACTTTGCCAGGCCCGCGCAGCTGCCACTTGAGCAGCGCGTAAAGAACCTTGAGGAATATTTTGCCTCGAAAGGAGTCTATCTCCAGTGAGCAGCGTCACGCGCAAATTGTCAAAGTGTGGAAACAGCACCGCGATTGTGGTGCCGCCGATCTTGCTTGAGCAGCTTGGCTGGAAAGCAGGCGAAACAGAGCTGGAGCTTTCAATCGAAGGCGACAAGCTAACAGTGCAACCAGAAAAACCGCCCACGTTCAAACTGTTTGGAGGAAAAACCACCGAATGAAGACAGCTCTCTTGCTTAGCGGCGGCGGTGCCCGCGGTATCGTCCAGGCTGGAATGATTCAAGCCTTCCACGACCTCGGGCTGCAGTACGATATGCTGTTTGGAGTATCGGTCGGCAGCTTGAACGGCGCCATGCTTCATGCCGGCATGGTCGATGAGATGATCCAGCTGTGGATGTCGGTCAAAAACAAAGACGTGTACAGCTGGGCACCTTGGAAACTGTTCACGCCAGAAGCTTGCCTGTACGATAACCGTCCAATGCGGGAAAACCTGCGGAAACGATTGGATATTGCCAAGCTAAAAGCCAATCCTAAGCCTTTTTTCGTCGCAACTACGCGAATTTCAGGCATGTATGCTGCGCAAAAGCACCTGAACAGCCCAATGTGGCATGCTAGCTGGCTGGAAGACTTCCTGATGGAGTCAACCGCCTGCCCTATCGCGTTTCCACCGCTTAACGGCTTCGTAGACGGCGGCATTTTGAACAACTACGGCATTGCCGGCGCTATCAAAGAAGGCTGCGACAGGCTGATTCTGCTCATGCCTACCATTCCTGAAGATCGCCCCATCAAAAACGTGATGGATATGGCGGAATTCATGCTTGCTGCGCCTGAATACGGCTACCTGACCCGCGAACTGTACATGGTGGAGAAGCTAAACGAAGTTCCAGGCTTCAAAAAAATCGAAGTGATCATAGTCAAGCCAGACAAGAAGCTCGGCATAGGGCTCCTGGACTTCGACATGAAGGGCTTCGACCGAAAACTACTGCTCGGCTACGGGCGCGAGCTGGCTAACGTCGCCCTACGGAGGTTGAAAACGCTTGTATGAGTGGCACCGATAAAGCAGTCACCATAATTCTGGTGACATTGATACTCAGCACCACCCTGTGCTCTATTGCGCACGAAATCACGGAGAGTGTGAAGGCAGGCGTAGTAATTGCAGACACACCTGCGGAGAACTTATGAACCACAACGACCTGAAAGAAGAGCTGATCAAAGCGGAAAAGGAAGCCAAGAAAGTGCTTTCCGCTCCGGTGTCACACGCAGAATTCAAGCGCGGACAGCTCTTGGAAGACGAGGCTGTTGTGAAAGAGCCGAAGATGGCACTACGTGACCGCTTTGCCATGGCATTTGCAGCCAGCGGGCACGGTCCCAGTAGGGTTTACAAATTAGCTGACGAGGCCCTTGCACATCGTGACGACTAGCAGCACAATGATATGCCGTATGGAATACGGGAGCGCAGTAGTGGAGAGAAAACCGGAAGCGCAGCACGTTTTCAGCTCGAAAGACGAGGCGATCCGCCATGCCGCAGCACAGAACGCAATCGACCAGTCTTACCTCCGCATGGCGCGCGAGCTTCTTTACCAGACTCTACGTGACGCTCACGCTTATGCGACGGACTATACCAATCGATTCAAAGTGTGTGGCGGAAACAGAAGCTTTGATGCGGAAGCAGCGAAGGCACGGGCTCACGATCGCATTGTTGCGTGGGTTCATACGCCAATCTTTGAGACGATCGCTAAGCACCTCGGGTACGACCCCGAGAATTGTCGCCAGACTGTACTGAACTTGCTGCAAGGCAAGGACTTGGACAAGATCACACCGATGATCAACGAACTGAAACACGAAGGGAGAATTTATGGCTACCGAGGACCAAGCCCCAAAGAAGCGCCGAAAAAAGGCAATTCCTGACACACCAGGTGCACATGTGACTGACCCACTTTCCGAAGAAGAAATCAAAGAGCGCGAGGTTGAAGCTAAGCTCGACTCGGGGGAGTCGGATGTACCTGGTGTCGAGTCCGAAGACGCGCAGAGCAACGAGCCCTCAGAATCTTCCTCAACGGATTCGGAACCGGAGGATTTGCCGGATACGGATCTTGAGGCCGGATACCTCGACCAACTGGAAGCCGAAGCTGCAGTAATGCTGGAGAAGGTAGACGACATCTGCCGCCGCCACGCTGAAGCCGCTAAAGCTGCCCGCCGTCACAACATTGCCAGCGCCTTCCATGCCGTCCGCGAAGTAACCGCGGCGCTCGGCAAGAAGATCAAAGGCGTTCAATACTGGAAGGTGCAAGAATGACATCGAGCCGCGATGCAATGCGCGACAACACTGTTTACTTTGGGAACAAGTGCACGAACTGCGGCGAGCAAGTGTATGGTGCTCAGCCCGAGCTGATCCATGCGATGTGGATTGATGGTCATATCGACCAGCACAACGCCTGCAGTAAGTGCGCAGTTCTAATCAAGGCGCACAATGACGCGGTGGACAAAGAGCTTGGGACGCACGACGTACCAGAATCAGCAGCGCAGCCTGTAGCAAAAGCAGCCGCACCAGCTGCAGCTGTGGCACCGATGGACGCACTTGCCCAGGCACTCACCATGATTGCCCAGGGACAGCAAGCGATCCTGAACGAGCTGAAAGAAATGAAGCATCCGACGCTGCCAGCACCGGAACCAGAGCCAGAGCAACCAGCGAAGAAGGCGAATGCCAAACAACCAGCTAGAACTGCTAGACGACGATAAGCGCTGCAGCGCCGACAAGGAAGACGGCAGCAAGTGCGGAGGATTCCACATCACGGATTCTCCGTACTGCAGCTTTCATTCCGGACGGCTCAAGGAGTCGCAAGAAAAGCGGAAGCTTGCAGTAGCAAAGCAGGTAGCTCTTGTTGAAGAATTCGAGTTCGATTACTTCCCAACCAAGACACGAAAAGACGTTCAGGCTCTGACCGAAAAGGTTATCAACGGTGTCATCAAAGGCACCCTGAAAAGAGACAAGGCTGCACTACTCTCCACTTACCTGCCGTTTGCTTACAAGATTGCGAAGGAGCTGGAGAGTTCGGGCGGTTCCGGTGGCGTCTCGCTCAGGATTACGGAGAAGAGCCAATCTATTAGTTTGCAGATGGATGAAGCCATGATGGACCGCTACCTGAACGGCAACGAGTCCGTAAAAGTTGAAATGCTGGCCTCGATGGAAACGGAAGGAAAGCTGCTGCTCACCAAGAACAACGACGTGATTGACGTGGCGGCAACTATAAATCCAGATTCAGTGAAGGTTCCAGCGAAAGGCATTGCGGCTATCTCTGAGCATACAGATCTGCCGATGACACCAACGCAAGTGTCCAAGCTGTTTGGCAAGACGCTCGGCGAAGCAGCAACGATGAAGAAGAACCCAAAGGGTCCAGACATGGTTGGCTTCGGTCACGTGTTTGAACTTGGCGGACGACCGGAGAAGTCAGACCCGGTCAAGCACAAGTGGAAAGGCAAGTACGAGCCGGAAGCAAAGACCGGCATGGCGAAACTGTGGTTTACGTGTGAGCATTGCGGCCGCAGAGAGCCGAATGTAGTGGAGGAAATATGTCCGAAAGCCAACTAAAGCCCGAGATCAAGCGATTCAGCGGCTTCCGCAAGACTAGCGATCCATTCCAAGTGGTCAAGCTCCGCAGAGGCGTTGAGCAGTACGCACCAGTGCTGGAGCTTATCGCAAAGGAACCGTTTTTTCTCGATGACGCTTACAGGCAAATGACACCTGTAGACATGGTGATGAACTTGCTTAGCAACGGCGAGGTCTATTTTTGTTTTCTTGGCGAAGCCCTGGTGGCGTTCCTGTCCATCAACCAGATCCTGCCCGGGCGGCATGGCACATTTGATGCATGGGTCAGCCCACCCTTCCGCGGCAACAGAGCGGTCACTCACGCGATCGGAAAGGAGCTAATCGTTGATTACGCCTTTGCTCCGTTCGGACCGTTCGGCCTTGGACTACAGAAGCTGAAAGCAAATATCACTGGTGCGAATCTAGCCGCCGGCAGGGCAGCGATTGCGATCGGCTTCGTTGCGATCGGAGTCTCACCCGGTGACGCGTTGCATGACGGCATACCCTACGATACTGTGCTTTTAGAGCTGCTAAACCCAGCCTATTTTGCACCTAATGCAGGGGAAAGTCTGTCTAATGGGCCCCAAGATTCCGAAGCCTCCGACCTACAGTCCAGCGCCGAGCTACCAGAGCCCGCAGTATACGAACCCGAGTCCGTACCAGGAAGCACCGAACCCGCAGATGATGGTTCCAGGAGCGTACTCCCCGCAGGACGTGATGAACATCGGCGGATCATTGGAGGCGGGGCTCCCCAAGTGGCTGCAGCTCAACCGCGACCCAATGAACCCTCAGCTGTTAGGACAATACGGTGATAACTACTTCAACCAGAACGTAGCACCAGTTATGGCTGCACTGCAGTCCAAACTGACACAGAACGGGCAACAGTACGGCAGCTTTGGTGGTGCCGCACTTGGGCAGGCCGCAGCTCAGGGCGCGCAAGACAAGTTCGGTGCCGGCTTAGGCTTTGCCCAGCAACTGTTCGGCAATCAGCTGCAAGGCCGTACGAGTTACTTCAACGGCGGTCCCCGCGTTGCTTCTGAGCAGAATCAGATGGACGTTAATCGCGGATTGGTAGTAGCTAGACTGCAGCAGCAAGGAGCCTACGCGCAAAACAACTACAACATGAACAGCGCTGGCATGCAGAACAACTTCAACATGAACAATTCCAATGCCATGAACAACTACAACATGGGCAACGCCGGCATGCGGAACAACTATGGCTTGAACAACTACGGCAATCAAATGCAGCAGTACAACCAGCAGAAAGAAAATTCCTTCAATAAGGGTTACGGGGCTCTGGGTATTGCTAAAGGCCCGTTTGGGCTAGCGAGTGGAGGCATGGGATATCTGAACAGCAATCCCGGTGCAACGCTCGGAAACACTGTGGGTAGCGCCTTCGGCAACGTTGGCAGGTTCCTTGGCTTCGGGGGTGGCGGATCTGGAAGTTCACTTGGAAGCGCAGGCGGTCCGCTTACGATGGGACCGATATCCATCAATCCGTATGCGGGCAACACCGGCGCTATAGGAATTCAGTAAGATGCAGACTCTCGGATTGCCAACCTTCCCGCCACCACAAGCATCAACCTTCCCGCCACCACAAGCATCAACTGCGGCGGTACAACAACCGACGCAGGCTCACGGCTTTACGACTACCGCTGAAGCTTACCCGCAAGGGTACATGCCAGGGCTTCCTTATTTCCCTATGCAACCCCAAGCCGGTCCGGGTCCGATGGCTGATCCAGCGCTTCCTTATTTCCCTATGCAACCCCAAGCCGGTCCGGGTCCGATGGCTGATCCAGCGCGGCAAGAAAGAATCGCTAAGCTCGCTGACCAGGCAGCGGCGGACTATGAAAAATCGCTACGACGAGGTCGAGCTAGCGAAACGGGTGCTCAAATTTTCGCCAGCACGATTGCTCCCGCACTCGCCCTCTTTGGCGGAGCGGGGACCAGCTCGGCTGGAGTTCAAATGATCAAAGATACGCAGCAAGAAATCCAGAACAACCGAATGCGGAAAATACAAGAAGAAAAGCACTATGTTGACGTACTGAAAGGCTTGACAGACATTGGCAATACGATCGGATATAAGCCATACCAAGCAATGTACCAAGCAATGATCAAAGCTCAACAGAAGGCGACAGACCAAGCGCAAAAGCAAGCCGAGCTGGACGAAACGCACAGCTATCATGGACAACTGGTGAAGAAGTGGGGCGATACCGAAAGCCGACTCACTGAAACCTCTGAAGGCAATCAAGCATTGAGAGCGCGCGGCATTGCCGTGAATGAGGGACGGCTGGCACAAATCACTAAAACCTCTGAAGGCAATCAAGCATTGAGAGCGCGCGGCATTGCCGTGAATGAGGGACGGCTGGCACAAATCATAAAAGATGACGCGGAAGAGCTGGAGCTGAAGAAGCAGCTCGCAATTCTATCTGCACAGATGCAAGCTCGCGGGCAAGATATCAGGCAGAGCCAGTTCGCCCAGCAGATAGCGCAACAACTCAAAATCTACAATGACACCAAAGCGCGCACCATTGGCAATTCATCAGAACCACTGGAAAGCTCCGAGCCGACCGAGCAGAATTACTTCAACGTTGACCAGTTCGCAAACTCGATGCCGACTGCTGCGCCTGCACAGCCTGCAGCTCAAGCAGCAGCACCGGCGACATCATTTAAGCCACAGTTCCAATCCATTGCTCAGCAGCAAGGGCACAGTCCCGATCGGGCAAAAGCAATGTTTATTGATGCTGCAATCCGTAAAGGCGGCATGACTTACGAACAAGCGATTAAAGCCGCGAAGGGGATCTAGTGGCAAATCCAAAGAACCAAATGATCCCACCACCGCCACCAATGCCCGTGCCTACGGGTGCTCTTGCTGCGATGCCGCAACAGGGAGCAAGCAATCCGTATGACGCGCTGTTTGAACAGCAGCCACAGCCCGCGCAACCAGCTAACCCCTACGATCTAGTGGCAAATCCAAAGAACCAAATGATCCCACCACCGCCACCAATGCCCGTGCCTACGGGTGCTCTTGCTGCGATGCCGCAACAGGGAGCAAGCAATCCGTATGACGCGCTGTTTGAACAGCAGCCACAGCCCGCGCAACCAGCTAACCCCTACGATTCGCTGTTTGCGCAGCCAGCAGCACCAACTGCTGCAGCGCCGACCGCACTGCCCGTTGCTCACGGAACGCCACCATTCCGCGTACCAAACAAACCGCTTCCATTGGAGCTTGGTGAGCCACGAACACCAGCGCAGAAAGTAGGCGAGAACATTGCCGGATTGGGTCACAGTCTTAAGGCGACCGCTGAAAATTTTGTGAATAAGGGCGGTGAGCTGATCAGCCATATTCCAGTGCTCGGCGATGCTGAACGCGCTGGTGAAGAAATCGGACGGCATGGACCTGAAGCACTGCTAGCAATGCTGGCCAATATCATTCCAGGCATTGTGGATATTCCGCAGGGTGCAGTGAACCTGAGCAACCAGCTCACCAGGCAGCAACAAGCGGGACAGATTCCAGACAGCCCTATTGACTTCACTGCGGGCATTCGCAAATCTATCGACATGGGTACGCGCACTCTGAACGTTCTAGCAGGGCGCGACGAGAACAAGCCAGTAGCAGTGAAGGAAGCTATCCAAAGGCCTTTTGATCCGCTGCTGAAAGCCTATCCTGCAAACGCTGGCGTAGGGCAGACACTCGGTCAGCTAGGGCTCGGCGCCACCGGGAAGATTCCAGGCGTCACGCTCGGCGTCATGAAGAAAGTACCATTTGCCCAGAAAATGGCAGAGGGTGTTATCAACGCAGCTCTGTATGGCGCGGAAAGCAATCTAGCGGAACAAGCTTCGGAACGTCAACGAGAGCAAGCTAAGACAGGCAAGATCAAAGGACTTCACGCACAACCAGCATTGAAGGCCGGAGTAGATTCCATGGCCGCCGGCGCAATGTTCGGCGCCGCGCATGGCATTATGGTGAACAAAGGTAATGCGGCAAAAGCCGCCAGCGAGAAGAACGCTACAGCACGAAACCCTGTAGGCGACGTACCGGATCACATCGAAGTTGACGGACACAAAGTGCACGTCGATGTTGCGCATGACCGTCTAGCCGATCCAAACACGCCGCAGAAGTTCAAAGACAAAGTTCACGCTGCGCTCAATGCCCGTGATCAGCAGATCGCAACAGGCGCAGCGGCTCCTACTGGAGAAGTGGACGCCGCCAATAGAGACATTCTGAGCGTTGATCAAGCTGCAGTGGATCGAGGTCTGCCTGGAGCTCGCTCACTTACACCGGAGCGCAGTCGCTTGAACGTGGGCGGCAATCAAATGTCGCACGAAGAAATCACAGAAGCGCTGGCAGATCCAACGACGCCGGCGGACGTTAAGCAAGCCATCATCAACGCGATCACAGAGGATGCTGTTGTTGCCGGACCGAGCCACGCAGAGCCGCAGCCGCAAGTATGGGCTGAAGGTATGGGACCGAGTCCGGACGTAACCGGCGAGATCGCTCGACGCTCGATGGTTGATCAGCAGCCAGCAGGCAACACCGAGCCGCGCGGTCTTGGACAATCCTCCGTGCCGCAACCAGGCGAGATCGTGCCTAGTCAGATGCAACCATTTGAAGGCTTTGATCCGAACCAAGCGTCAAGTCATCAAGATATATCCAAAGCCCCAGAACAGCCAGCAGCGCCGGAGACTTCTGGACAAGCGGAAGGACAACCGCGCTACATAGCACAACGAAGTGCTGACCCCGCCAAAGCTAAGGCCGGCTATCACGAGATCATCGACACCGAAACTGGAGCGATCAAGAGCAGCAGCAAGAGAACGCTGGGGCAGGCTCAGGCTGTTTCAGATAATCTGAACGCTGGAACCACCAAGGCGACCAAAGGACACCAGCCTCAGCCGCAGGCAGAAACGCCTGACGACTTTCGGGCGCAAGTCATGGAGAACGGACAAGCGATTCCAGATACCGTAGCTCCAGAAACGCGGACACAGCTGGGTAAGCTAGCCGAAGCGAAGCACGAGCGGGACCAGGCTGAGGCCGACTTTCGCGCGGCTCACGAGTCCTTCCAGCAATTGAAACTGATTCCACAGGACCAGCTCACAGCAGCGAAGAACACCCGGTACGACGCACGGTACATCGAAGAAATCGAACGCATGTCCGCAGAAGCGCTTGCCGAGCGGCCGGAGAACGTTCAGCTTGAAGTGCAGAACGGCAAGAAGTACCAAGCCGAGCCAGTGAAACTGCCCAGCGATCAAATGCTGGCCGCGCAGAAAGTTCATGACGCGTACATGAAGCTTCAAGCGACAAACAAAAAATATCAGGCTGCTCGAGATACGGTAGTCCCTCGTCTCCAATCCGGCATGGAATCCGGTGAGATTCCATCCTCCGTGAACATCCCTCACATTCAGGGTGATGTAAATATTCGCGCGGTTCCGAAACAACGTAGCCCGCTAGAGACAGAAGCCAACGCAGTCCGTGACAAGCAGCACGTACCGAAGCGAGAAGAAGTCAATCACCTGATCACAGGCATCAAGACGTTTCTGAAATCCTTCCAGCCGTCTGGTATATCGCAGGCTTCAGTGCTTGGACCGTTGATACCAAAAGCGAAACTGGGCAAGCGATACACAACGGCCGACATCGAAGCCGGAGTACAGAAAGCGTTCGGCAGCAAGGTTGATCCAGCTACCGAAGCCATTGCAGAGGGAGCGCTCAAGAGTGACAAGGTCAAAGACTTTGCACAGGATGCCGATGTAATCAGCCGCTTATTCACGCTGCGCAGAACGCTCGACATTGTGAAGGATCACAGCGCTGACCTTCATAAAAAAATCTGGGAAGGCATCGCAAAAGAAACCATCTTCGGCCGGGGCCTCAAGTTCGACCCCTCGCAGGAGTTCCTTGTTGATAAATCCCTGACCATGACGCCGGAAGCTATTCGCACAGGGGCAGACGGGCTAAATGTATTCGATTCAAAGCAACGGAACTACTTAGCCACTAGACGCGCCATCCGTCAGGAATCCGCGAAGAACGTCAAAGCTGACATGGACAAGATCGTCGAATACTACGGAGATCCGACCAGCATACCTGGAAGCGCCAAGCACACACTAGACGTGCTGAACGACTTGCATAGAGCCTTGACTGGTGCTAGTTCGACTGAGGGCGTCAACACGTTCGGTCAGGCCGGACGCTACATCACGAACGCGCTGTATGACTACGTGTTCAAGTGGAACGTTCCCTACCATGCGCTGAACTTACTGGATCCACTGGTAGTGGGCAGTGCTCGCGCTGGCTTCATGAATATCGTGAAAGCTAAGTACCTCCTGCAGACGGACAAGGGCGTTCAAAACTTCATCCGCAGTCATGAAGCAAAAGGTCCTTTGGGTGAACTACGCGCAGAGACTTCCAGACTGAGTGGACCACCAGCCAAGGGCATTGAAGAAACGCTGTACGGCAAAACAAAGAACGCACTCAAGGACTTCCGCGGGAAGCTCCCAGACCTGCCGTCCGAGTCCTGGAACTTTCAGGACAGCCTTGCGGCATCCATCATGCACCAGGGCGACAAAATCAAATACAAGGGCGGTGGAGAGCAGTACCTCCGCGACATGGCCAACAGTAAGCTGTCCCTGGATGAGACCGTTAAGGGCTATGTAGAAGCCTTGCAATCCACCATGGACATCACCGGCACAGGCTCGATGGGGCTCGACAAGGATCCCATCCAGGCAAATCCAGCTATGCGCTATGTCGTTCAGTTTGCATCCCAGCCTTACCGCGTGGCTAGGCTGCTCAAGCAATGGTCTTCAGAAGGAAATTACGGTGCGATCGGCACATTCCTGACTGCGCAGGCCTTGTTCGCCGGACGTAGTGCCATCAACAAAGAGCTTGAATGGGCGATGGAGTACGGCACCGCTGAAACAAGAGCGCTGCTATATACAGTGCAAGACGTGCTGGACGATTACAACCCGATTTCGCACATAATCGGGCGAGACCTCGTCGATAAGATGAAAGTTGACCTGTTGCCACTGCTCAGCGGTGCTCAAGCTAACCTGATAGTGACCCAAGTAGAAAGCCTCGGGCAAGCGCTTGCAGGACGGAAGTGGGACAAGGTTGGAAAGATTGCGCTCCTCATGGGACTGTCCGTGATCCTCGGTGGTGGTGGTGCGCAAATGGGACGCATGGTCGGGCAAGCACAGAATGCGCAGGCTGGAGAAGAGACTGTATATGCTCATGCAGCCAATCCAGCGCAGGGTCTACTTGGCGGCAACAGCCTGCTTGGTCGTAAAAAATTCCAAGGCTTCGGACCATTCGATGCTGTCATGAATTCCACTTTGCCCGGCAAGTCTCCACGTGCTGCCGCTTTCATCAAAGAGAAGCGACGCGAAAAAGCTGGGCCGACGATCTTTGGATCCATTTTTCCGAAGCAGAAAACCTAGACGCGTTGCTTGACTCAATGCCTGCCGATACCGTGGGGATACGGTTTACACCCCATGGAGTTCGCATGGCTAAGAAGAAAAGCAAGAAGAAGGACACCCCGCCCCGTATCCAGAAGATGGAAGAGAAGGGACAGAACAAAATGTCTCCCTCATCCAGCTCGGGCGATTTTAAGACCCGCGGTGGCAGCAAAAAGAAGGGCAAGTAATGGCTGGCGCAATCACAATGTTTGAGCTGCAGAAGCGGCTGAACAGACTCGAAAGCCAGCAAGCGATCGTGAACAAGACCGTGAAGGAGCTTGGCTCCAAGTTCGCATGGTTCTGGTGGAATGATCGCGTTCGGATCTTTGCAATCGTCACCGCAGTAAGCAAGAAAGGCACCGCCAATCTTGTCGGCTTCTCTGACGGCTTGTCCGGTGGCGTTCTTGTCGAGTCTGATGTTGAGATGTTCGTCCACAATCCAATGCTTGAGGATGACGAGCAAGTCCGCGCAGGCAAGTGGGAGCCGATCCTCGACCTCAGTCTGATCATCGACCAAATCATCGAGATCAGCAAGAAGGCTGAACCGAAGAAGGACGAGCCAGAGGAAAAGGAAGCCGAAGCGGACGATGATAACGCGTCAAGTACCGAAGCAACCCCCGCAGCCTGATCTACTCGCAAACAAAAAGAAGCGCATCACTCTAGACATCCTCCTTCGGAGCAAACCCGAAATAGAGGAGGAAATGAAGAAGCGGTGCGCTTCTGACTTTGTTTTCTGGGCGGAGCACTTCTGCTGGGCAGCTGATGAACAAACCGTAGGCGAACTAAAGCGCCTGCCGTTGGTGCTGTACGAGTTCCAGAAAGAAATGGCGCTGGAGATGGTGCGTCAGGTCTGGCTGGCTGTAGCGGATCCTAACTACCGCTGGAACGGTGGCGCTGACAAAGCCCGAAAGATGACAGCCACCTTCACTGGTCTGCTTGTCTGCCAATGGTTCGCCCAGTTCCACGGCATCTCGACAATCGTCACGTCCAAGTCCAAAGCTGACGCTGACAAGAAAGAAGACATGAACACTCCGATGGAGCGTCTTCGCTGGCAAGTCAGGCATCAGTGGGAAAGCCACCCTTGGCTATTCCCCACCACATTCAATTACCAAAACGATTCGCAGAACAAGACCGGGCTCATGTCCTTCGGTAACGGCGGGCAGATTGCTACCGTTGCTCCGGACGGCAACGGCATGCGCCAAGGTCGTGGACTCATCTGGCTCGGCGATGAATTTGCTTTCGTTGAGCACGATTATCCTTGCTGGGAAGCTGCGGCCGGCACCGTCCGGATCCGCTTCATCTTCTCCACACCAGATACGCCTAACTGCAAGTTCTTCCACCTTGTGCGCCACCTGGACGGCGAGCAGTTCCACGTATTCGAACTGGACTGGTGGAAGCACCCAGACTATGCCAAAGGGCTGTACTACCGCCTTGACGGCACGCTCAGTAGCCCGTATATGGACAACGTTCTTAAGACCAACAGCTTACGGGTCGTGGCTAAGGAATACCTTCGCGACCACGAAAACGCTAGTGGCGGGCGTGTATTCAAGATGTTCCGCGCTGACGAAAGCTGCATACCAGGGCTGCGTCCTGACGACCGCGTTCAGGTTATCTACAGATCTTGGGACCCCGGTCTGACCTTTGCCGTGACCTGGGGACAGGTTGACCGTCACGGGCGACTGCTGCTACTCCACGAGCTGACCAAGAACGTCGAAGACATTGGGAGCGGTGAGACGCTGCTGTACAAGGTTGCCGAGCACGCGCTACGGATCACTGAGCAGCATTTCAATGCCTGGGAAATTATCGACATCGGCGACCCTTACGGAAGCAGGCAGCAGCTGTCCTCTCAGCGCAAGGAAGAAACTGAATTTGAGCTACTGAAGAAGCATTTCAAGATCAGAGTTCAGAGCGCATTCATGTACGCGATCCAGTCGCACGAACGCCGAGAGAAGCGTATCGAGCTGCTTGGCGATGCAATGCGCGAAGAAATTGAACTGGAGGAAGGCAAGCTAACGCCAAGGCTGCTGATCAATCCAGACACTTGCCCGCACACAGTGGACGCCTTCAAAGGCAAGTACCGCCGCCCTACAGACGAACGCGGGCAGGAATTAGAGGGCGAAATCGTGCAGTCTCGTCCTCACACGGATGTAGTTGACTGCCATGGTATGTTCGCTATCAAGGCGTTCTATTCGTATTCCAAAGAGAATACTGATCGAACGGCCGCGACAAAGCCGGGCCGTGGAAAAAAATCATGGCGGCCTAGCCAAGGCAAGAGACGATATGCCTAAGTACATATTCCAACAATCTAAACTGCCGTCCTTCAAATCCGCCTGGGGTAAGAAGTTCGCCAATGACCTTTGGAATTTCAAGCTGTATTGTCACGACGCCCGTCGCAGCCGTGAGCAGTTCGTCAGAGAAAGTGACGACGCCTATCTTTGCAAGCGATTCATTCCAGACACCGGCGCAGCTGAGCTGATTGAAGACGGTGAGTTCGGTGAATCCGACATCCACGACAACGCCAACCTCGTATCCATCAGGCTTGCGCTGTCGCTCATGCCTCGTAACGATCCATGGCTCAGCGTGACTTCATGCTCAGAGCAGGAACCACCAGGCACTGTTGATTCGATTCAGGACTGGCAGATGTTCTTGCACCACAAGGCGAGAACCCGCCGCAACGTGCAACGCACCATCAAGCAGGGCTACGTGCGAGGCAGCACTTACCTCCACTTTGACTGGCAGACTGAGTACAGGCTCCGCAGAATAACCAAGGCTGAGCACAGCCACGAGATCAAGAAGTTCTTAGAAGAGCAAGGGCTGCCACCAAGTGCAGCCAGAAAATTCTCAATGGGACGCGCGAAAGAGGTCCTGTACAACGGTCCTGTAGTCACGCCGATCGACTTTTTTGACGTATGGGTCGAGCCCTTTACCGACGTCATTAACGCCCGCAGACCAACAACAATCCTGCAACGCTTCCGCCACTTAGCGATGCTGCAGTCCGAGGTCGATGATAACGACGAGCCAGTGTATTCAAACCTCGAAGACATCGAGCCATTTGAGCTGTCCGAAATTTACCATAACCGAGATCTAGCTGGCTGGCGTCCTGCTTCTCAGCGCATATTCGGTGCTCCTACAACGGCTATGAAGTCCGGCGTCAAGCTGGTGCCGGTCTATATCTTCTACCTGCCGTACTACAAGACAGACGACGGCATTGAGCTTTTCGACACGTATGTCCACCTTGCCCTGTCATCGAAGGGCTTCCGCCCGCACATCATCAAGGTCGAAGAAAACCCAACCGGGCTGAATCACTTGCTGATGGACCACTACGTTGATTGGTTCGTTCCAACACCGTACGGGCTGTCTGGCGTAGAGTTCCAAGTATCCAAGTACAACCAGAAGAACTTCCTGCAGCTGTTGATGATCACGGGTGCAACGCACTCCATCATGCCGCCGAAGCTGCTGCTTGAATCGGCGTTCCGCGATCCAGAAGAACTGGACTTCGGTGCCGGCGGAGCCATCCCCGTACTAGACAATCCACTCGGGCTGGACGTGATTAAGAGCGTACCAGGCTACGAGCAAGGAACCATGCTCGGCGAGCAGGTGCTGCGCTTCTACGCTGAAGAATTGCGGGCAGCTGCAGGCGTGGACGGACTGGCACCGGATAACGGCGCTCGGTCAATGTCCAAAGCTAAGACTGCTACAGAAGTAAACCGCGACGTAACCAGCGGCAGCTTCTTCCTCGACAACCAAGCCGAGAACCTGAACGAGCTTCTGACCTCGCTCTGTCAGGGCATCTATGAGCTGTCAACGCAGAATATGATGCCTTCCGATGACAACCCGAGCATCATCGAGTTTGAGAAGTACCTGGGCGACCGAGTTATCCAGGCTCAATTGAGCATTAAAGATCTGCAAGTCAAGCGCGGCATTCAAGTGCGCGGCATCAACGGGCAGCTAAACCGGCAGCAAGAAACACAGAACATGCTGCAGATGTTCCAGATCGCTTCGCAGATCCAAGACCCCTGGGCCAGCGCAGTGAAGCTATTCATTGCTCAGAAGCTCGGACGCAAGCTGAATATCAATCTGCCGCCTGAACTGGAGATGACACCAGAGGAGGCTGTTGCCACCAACCCGCAAGTACAGATGGCAGCAATTCAACAAGGGATGCAGAACCCACAGGTAATGCAGGCAATAGCGCAACAGGTACAGGGATTCAATGCAGGACCAGGCGAGATCGAACAAGCTCAGCGTATTGACTCCGGATCAAGAGGAGCAGCTTGAGCGGCTAAAAATTCGGCGGGAAGAATTCCTACGCCTTGTGTCACTCCCCGGCTGGAAATACGCTAAAGACGTTGCATCGGTATTCCTTTCGGAATACGCATGCCGGCCGCCGAAGACCGAAGAAGAACGCATTCAATGGGAAACCTACACGGCGATGAAATGGTTAATCGACAAGACATTTGTCACCGTTGAAATGATTGCCGCCGCACCAGTCAAGCAAGAAGCGCCGACCCGGACCGTTACAAGAAGGTAGTACATGCCAATAACAGAAGGAACTGAGAATACAGCACCCGTCGTTGACGCCAACGCGATTGCTAATGCATTCTCACAGAGTTTAAAAGCAAACGGATTGGTCATTACTCCGGGAGCACAGGCTGCTGCAGCCGGCTCAGAAGTTGACCACTTTCAAGCCGCCATCGCAGAAATGGCAGCCAACACCGAGGGCGGCGAAGGCGCGTTCGCTGGTGTCAAAAAGCTTTTCGACGCTTACGGCAAGAAGCTCACCGCTCAGCTGAAGGCTGACCACGAGCAAGCGCTTGGACAGGTCACAGTCCAGACCCGCAATGCCGAAGCACTCAACCACATCTATGCAGCTGTTGATGCCTACATTGGCGACGACGCCGCACTCCAAGGCTTCAGAGAAACACTCAAGGACGGCGTCCTACGCGAGTTGTACCAGAAGTCTGAGAACGAACCGTCAATCAGAAATTTCTACCAGACCGGTGTCTTCGATCACTCGCTGGCTAAGAAGTTGTCACTTGCTGAAGTGAACAAGTTTAACAAGTTCAGAGGTATCGACAAGGCTGTAAAAGGACCTACTGGCTTGAACAAGAGTGATGCAGCCGGAAACGGCAAGCTGCCTGTGGGTAGCGAAGACGGTGAAGGCATCTCGGAGGATCCAACCGAGCTGAAAGGCCGCGAGTTGAGCCTCTATAACGCAAAAATTTCAACCGCTCAGCGTGCAGGAATGCGCCCAGAGAGCAAAGAAGCCAAAGAGTTTGCATTGCGTGGAGTTCGCACGTTCCGCGAGGGCAAGCAGAAGGCTGTCGAAAAGTTAGGCAGCAAGCGTTTTCACAAGGACTAGGTAAGGAACCGACCGAATGACATTTGAAGTAGCCCAAGATCGCTCGGCTGGCGTTTCTGTTACGGAAGGGATTCCCGCCAAAATCAACACTCAGTTTACTTTCGGCATGGCCTGCAAGCTCGTGCAGGGTCACCTTGAAGTAGTTGGCGCCACTGATAAAGCAAGCCACATCTACCAGGCGCTGGAGACATTGGCATCGCAGGTGCGCCCGTCTCCGCTCGATAAGAGTCATGCGACATTGCAGCAAATCGCGCTTGCAATCCCGATTCAAGGACGCGACTTAAGCATCAAGTCTTTATTGAAAGGCTCGGCGGCCCCACCTATCAATAACTCTGCCACAAATGCTAACGCGAACACTGCCCTTTGTCTGGTCACTTACGGCACCACGACTGCTAACGACGACTTTACGGGTGGCACCGTTTACTGCGTTGAGCTAAACCAGCACCGCAGGATAACCTCGTCTACCTACGCCGGTGGCGTGCATACGCTCAACCTCGACACTGCTTTTACGCAAGGTCCAGAAGGCGCCGCAATCGCACTGACCACCACCCACACTATTCGCGTCGTGCCGTTCGCAAAGGGTTCAACTGCAGTGAAGTTCCTCGCGGGCGGACTGCTTCTTGATCCGAGCGTTGCAGGCAAGTCCGGTGGACAGAACAAGATCGAAGATGTCGATCTTGCCAACTACAACGTTTACAGCTCCGCTCCGTATCTCTCGTAGTGACGTAAGGAACCGCACCAGTGTCTATCGTATTAAGAGACCAATTTATCCTCGAAATGGAGGACAACCTCAAAGAGACGGTTGGACTCGGTTTCAAAAACGCCACTAAATGGCAGCGCGTCTATCGCATGGAGAAGACCGACAAGCGCCGGGTTGAAGTAGATCAATTCGTGCACCCGTCTGTTGTCGCCATCACCAAGGAAGGCGCTCCGCTCAATCGCTTGACGGTCAGACGTGGTTACAACAGCTACGTCGTTCCTGACACGCTCACTGGTGAGATCAAGATCTCCCACGAGTACATGCGGGACAACCGTTACCCTGAAATTGAGAAGGGTGCATTCGGTCTCGGTAAGGCCATGCAGCGCAAGCGGTACAAGGACGCGATGACGTTCATCCACGGCGGATTCGCTGCGGTGACTTCACCGGACGGTCAGCCTGTATTCAGCGGCTCACACACTCTCGTCAATCCAATCGGACCGTTTGCCTCCGGTGACAACTTGCTCACCGCCGCGCTCAACACCGACAGCTTTGACCAGGCTGTGACCAAAATGCTCACCATGGTCGATGAGAACGGCGACGTTCTTCCATCCGACTTGGCGAAGCTGCAGCTCGTCGTACCTCCGTACAACACACGGCAAGCGCTTCAAATCGTAGGCAGCTCACACGAGCCAGAAACGATGAACAACGCTGTCAACGTGTACAGCGGTCAGTTCGGCGAGTACGACGTTGAAGTAGTCAGCTTGCCTTTGCTTGCTGAAGCTCCGACGGCGTTTAACCAGACTCAATGGTACGTACGCGACATCTCCATGGCAGAAAACGTGTTCTATGAGCGCGAAGAGCCAGAGACATGGATGCGTGATGACCAGAACTCACTCTGCGTTCTCCACCAGTGCAAAGACAGCTACGGCATCGTCTGGCATGACTGGAGAGGCTGGGTCGGCAGCAAAGGACTCGCATAACCATGAAACGGATTCTGCTTGTCCTTCTTGCGTCCATGTGCCTGGTGCTTCCATCGGAAGCAGCCCAGGTCACGGTCAGCAAGCTTAAGAATCATCTGACGGTCACCGGTAACTTAGTGGTTACCGGTACCAGCACTCACACCGGCGCTGTAACTAACACGGGCACTGTAACCAACAGTGGCAACGTTGCCGTTGGTGGCACCCTGGGCGTCACTGGAGCGGTAACCCTAACCACTCCTTTGACTGCAGCCAACATCCAAACTGGCAGCGCTAAGCGCCAAACAATCAGGGCGCTGCTTGCCCCGAATACTAGCACCGCGGCTAACGCCACTGTCTATTCTCAATCGCTCTTCTTCGGAAGAGCAGGGATAGTGAAAGCTGTCACCTACGCGACTGAAGTGGATCCGATATCTGGCACCAACACCATCAAAGTTCTGAAGGCATCAAGCGTTGGCAACACCATGCTTAACGCCGCCTCAGTCTCTTTGAACGGAGCCACCGCCAACACCGGACAAGTTGCGACCCTGACCGCTACCGGCGCAGACCTTGCAGTGACCGCCACCCAATCGGTCTATTGCGAATACAGCGCAGGTACTCAAGGTGCCGCGGCGAAAGGCGTTTGTGTGACAGTCGAGTTTGAACCAACCGACTTCTAAGAATGAGGTCGTATGGCGAACAGTACTTGGATGACGGCGACCAATGAGGTCCTAGAGCTATCGCAAATCGATCCGATTGCGAGCGCTAACGACTTCAACAATCCCACCGGCGTCCTAAGCAAACCACAGCGAGCAGCGCGGGCTTACATCAAGCTCGCGCACTTGCATCTGTCTGTCCGCGCGTACAAGCACTTCGCCACCAGGCGCATTGAGCTTCCTATTACCTTAGGCACGTCTGTCTATCCGCTGGACACCGGCATGAACCCCGAGCACATACGCCCGGAGCGGTTCTTCAACATCACGACCGGAACCGCTGCTGCGCAAAATCGACCGCTGAGGTACTACGAGTACGCCAATTTTATGGCGGACTTCCCTGATCCAAGCAAAATCACTACGGGTGCTCCATCTCACTGGATTCTACTGCCGATCGACCGGACCGAAGAATCACCAGTGCATAAGGTTCGTATCTATCCAAACCCTGATCAAAACTACAAGCTGGAATATCAGGCAGCCCTGAACGCGTACCCGCTAGCAAACGCAACCAGCGTTCTTCTCTGGCCGCCGGAATACGAGCATGTCCTGTGGGAATTCGCATGGGACCTTGTTGAGCGCGGACTCGGTGAAGGCAAGGAAGGCAGTATCTCTGGAATGGCTGCACAAGCCGCCAACGAAGTAAAACTGGTTGCCGGCAGATTGGCGGATGCGAATAGAGCATTCCGCATGATGAGGCTCCCTAGTCGAAGACGGAGCAATCGAGGCTATAACAGCCCACGATCAGTTGACGATAACGGTGCGGTGATCGACTAATGACGGACAGCCGCGCACCTGTTTCGCAAACGCCGCTCAGCCAAATGGGTAAATCCCTCCAGGCTGGATTACTCACGGCGAAGGGCGGGCTGGCGACGAACGTGGCCAGCCTTGAGCGCGGCGCGGATCAATGCCGAGTGCTTAACAACCTGCACATGTTTGTGCGCGGAGTGTGGACCACTAGAGGTATCGGCTGGACCAGACAGAGAGCGGGCAGCTTTAACGGCGGCGCTGGCTTCCTGGACTTCGGTAAGTACACCGACAATGCTGGCGTACAGACCCTGCTCTTTCAAGCCGGAAGTAAGCTGTACAGCTACAACACCACGACACAGACAGAGACGGAACTTCAAGCTGGCTTGAGCACCACAGCTTTGCCCTGCATGCGCGGATTCTATTCGCCTGTATCAGGCAAGGCAATCACGATCTACTGCAACGGCGTCTCACAGCCGATCAAAATCACCAGTCCCACAGTTGCGACTTCACTATCGTGGACCGATGGTCTCAGCGTGCAGACCGCCACAATTGGTGGCACTGTGGGTATCGGCAGCATTGCCTCGGTAACGTTCAATAGCCCGTCCTTTTTGAACAACCTCGTCAGTGTGTCCTATACGGTCGTTGCTGGCGACACTCTTAACAAGGTTGCAGCCGGACTGGCTGCTGCAATAACCGCCAACACGACGCTGCTGGCTGCCGGAGTTAAGGCATCCTCGTCCGGACCCGTGGTGTCAATCACGTACCCAGGAAGCCTGAATATAACTTTCTCGACTGGGCAGAATCTCGAGACCGCCACAATCGGCGGAGCAGTTGCTGCTGGCAACATTGGAACCATCACTGCTGCCGTTCCGGTGACCGCGACAGAGACAGCTACCATCGGTGGCTCCACAACCGTGGCCAACACGGCGACCGTGCAGCTCACAAGTGCGGCAATTCCAACGACCGGGCAAGAGAGTATCACCTACACCTACGGCGCAGCTGAAACCACCACCACGGTGGCGACCGGGCTGGCTGCGCTTATCAACGCAAATCCGAGATTAGCAGCTGCCGGCATCACCGCGATCGCTGCGACCAACGTGGTCACTATCAGTTATCCTGCAGCCGCAGCCGTCGTCTTTGCCCAGTCATCCAGCGGTGGCGCGACGGTCGTGCTAGCTGTTGGCGTCGGCTCCGGTGGGACTGCTACAGCAACCTATACAGCTGTCACTGGCGACACCACTACTACAGTGGCAGCAGCATTGGCAGCGGCTATCAACAGTCACTACGCTTATGCAGCTGCCGGCATCGTTGCGACTTCAAACGCTGCCGTCATTACAATCACGTCTCCGTCCAGCCTTGGGTCCATCACCTGGAGCCGGACTGTCACCGGATTCACTCTGACCCTTGCGGTCGGAACAAGCACTAACACGGCGACGGTCACGCTGGCTGCAGCTTCATCAACCACAGCTTGGCCGGTGCAGTTCAACAGCAAGAGCTACAACACGCCTAAGTTCTGCGAGATCTTTGGGGATCGCGCAGTGTTCGGGGGCTTTCCTGATGCAAGCACCGCATTCGATATTCTCATCTCAAAAGCGGGCAACCCTGAGTCTTTTGAGACGAATGCACCACAGCAGCAAACCGATGGCGGCAGCTTCACCTATTCGCCGGAGCTCGGTCCGTTAAGATCAATTCGCGTCCACCAGCTGAACAACCAGAACAACGACCAGATCATAATCGGCGGCTGCCTGAACGGCATCTTCATCATTGACGGGAACGGAGCCAGCACCTTTGCCCTGCATATTCTGACGCAAGAATTTGGCATCCCGAGCAATCGCGCTTATGCCAAGTTCGGCAATGAGCTGATATTTCTCTCCACTGCCGGCATCAAAACATTCTCGTCACTGCTAGCTAACGCAGTGATGGCATCCAACAGCCTGAGCTTCATTATTCAGGATCTGATCAACCAGATCGATGAGGACTACTGGGACAAGGCTCACGTAGTCCACCACTCAAAGACGCAAGAAATCTGGTTCTGGCTCCCCATGCTTGGTGACGGCGGGCTTTGCAAACACGCACTGGTTCTCAATTACAACAACGACGAAAGTGCAGTCGGCAACATCAAGCCAATCTGGAGCACCCGTGACGGGACATCTGTAGCCTGTTCGTTCATCTTCAAATCCGTTCAGTACGGTGGCGGCTATGACGGGCTGCTTCAGACCTGGTATAGCGGCAAGCTGCATGACACCACCCCGATCATTCTGCAGATGACGTCGGCATTGATCACGGTGGGCAACCCATCGCAGACGGCGAGCATGCACAACATTACTGTCATCACCGATGGCGGTGATCAGCACTGTCAGATCCGCGCGAACGTTTATCAGCGGGTATCAGGTGGCGGCTTCAGAAAGATCGCAGCGAGGCCTCCGCAGGCTACGCTCACAGGCGCAATCGTAGCGCAGACGGCTCTCGGGAGCTGGCAGCTTGGACTGTCTGCTTTTCCGTCGGAGCACATCAAACCTTTGGACTTCAATCCAGCGGGCAACGGACAGTTCTGGGAAGTCGAACTGATTTCCAGCTCAGCGGACGACGCCTTGGATTACTACGGACTCGCTTATACGCTCAGTGGTGGAGGTTACGCACGATGAAAAAACTATATCTGGTTCTGGCGCTATTCCTGATAGCAATCCCTTGCTATGCGATAGCGACTTACACCGGGTTCACGACTCGGGCGACCGGTTACGTCGTTCAGGCGTCGGACTGGAATAACGAGTTTGGTAACTTCATCGCGCACTACAACACCAACGTCATTGGAACGCTGAATCTGCTCAGTGCGAAGGGCTACCTACTTTCATTCGACGGTACTAACTATGCAGCAATCACCAATGCTGGTGCTGCGGACAACAACAAAGTCCTGCAGTTTGATAGCACCACGACTCCAGGCTGGAAGTTAAGTGCGATAGCTAACACGACTGCCTTAACAACCAAGGGCGACCTGCTTGGATACGCGGCTAACTTGGCACGGATACCAGTCGGTACTGACGGGCAAGTTCTCACATCACGAGCGTCAAATGCCAACGGCGTCGCATGGGAATCTGGTGGCATCCCTACTGGCGGGATCCTTATGTGGTCCGGCTCCATTGCTGCCATTCCAAGTGGTTATCACCTTTGCGATGGCACCAGCGGAACGCCAAACCTACAGGGACTATTCATTGTCGGAGCTGGCAACGTGTCACCAGCTGCCACTGGAGGAATGGGCTTGGTATCACCGGGCGGTCCATCCGGCGACAACAGCGCCGGAGCCGGGCTCGGTCCGACCCACGTCCACAGCCTTTCACTAAGTACACCCGCAGTATTTGCCGCTACTGGCGGAACTCCGGCCGCGCAGTCTGGCTCCGCGATTGGTGTAACCGTGACGCCTAAATATTACGCCCTGGCACTAATCCAAAAAACATGAGGCCTTCTGATGAGCACAAGAGTACATTCCAACGTCGGGCACACTCTAAACCGAAGACTTCCCCAGCAATTTGCCGCTACCAAAGCACTCGGCACAACTGATCCTAACGCGCTCACTGGTGGACCAAACCGCGCGAACGCAATGGGTTTGATGCGGCACAGCGGCGTAGTCAGTTTTGCTCACGATGCCGCTGCGGCACTGGACATAACCGTCTGGTACTGGAGCGACACTGTCTTTAAGGGAAGCGCTGGCGCTAAAGGCTGGGTGCACCTCGGCGCGGTTGCTGCTGAATATCAGAAGACTGCAGTTGATCCTTACTCAGCGGCCAGCGTGACGGCGCCTGAAGGGGCACTACTGTTCTTCCAGGGCTCCGCTGCTGCAAATAACTTCTACATGGGCGGCGCTCAAAAGTACGACGGCAATGCAAACGCTGATTTATAAAATGAAAAAGTTAACATCCCTACTGTTTTTAGCATCTTTGTTCTGCATCCAAGCGGCGCTAGCTCAAAATTCAGCCACGTTGCCGCTTGGATTTCCGCAGAACTCCGCACAGAACTGGGACCCGCTGGCGTCCTTTCTGACGCTTGGATCGAGCGCTACGTTGCAAAATGAGCGCTACCTAGCGCCTACGGCTCGGTTCGCAATCACAGACAACGGCCCCGGCAATTCCTGGGTGCTGGAGCTTGCCACGGTACCGATCCTGTTCGGCGGAACGGGTGCGACAACGCAGCAAACCGCACTGAATAACCTGATGCCGACGACACCTGCGACCGGCGACATTGTTAAGTACGACGGTGCTAACTGGGTTCGACTCGCAAGAGGCTCGGCCAACCAGATCCTCTCCGTAAATGGTGGTGGCACTGATATCCAATGGAGCTCAAGCGGATCCATCCCGAATGCTAGCGCTCAGTTCATCCTCAGCGTAGCTGATGGCACTATGACAAATGCCGACGTCCTGACTGGTGGCACCGGCATCACCATCACCAATGGCACCAATCTTTCTACCGTTGCGATTGACAGCACTGTAGCCACGCTGACTGGCGTGCAGACCTTAACGAACAAGGAGCTAACCTCTCCCTCGTTCTCGTGGAATGGCGGGGCAGGCATAACGCTCAAAGGATCAGCAAACAACGCTGTCCTTAAGTGGGCAGATTGGGGCGCGAGTGCTGGGACAATAACGATTCCCTTGGTCAACGGGACCACCGCGGCCAACCTTGTGCTCGACCAGGGCACCCAAACTCTTGCCGGGACTTATACGTTTTCCGCGGCACCGAAGCTCAGCACGAACACGCTGACTACGTCTACTGGCCTTACGGTTACTATTCCGAACGCAACCGATAGCGTTGCCACGCTGACCGGGACGCAGACGCTAACCAACAAGACGCTGACCAGCGCCACCATCACTGGTGCTTCCTCTCCAGCGCTCACAATAACCCAGAGCACTGCCAACTACCTGATCACCACAGCCAATCCTGGCAGCGCCGGCGATCGCACGTACAACATCTATGACGCGAACGGAAACGCAGACTTTGCGCTAAAAAGTGGTACTCCCAACGCGGGCGGTATTGCTCAGGGTGATGGTACCAAAATCATATTTACGCCTGCTGGCACATCGGGGCAGCCGCTGATCAGCGCAGGAGCCGGAACAGCGGCGTTCAATGTCCTCACCGGAGCAGGCGGCGGCACTGGACAATCAACGACAACAGCAGGCGATTTACTGGTAGGCGCAGCATCCAACACTTGGAGCAAGCTAGCTAAAGGGACCGCCAACCAAAGCCTCCAAATGGATGGCACAGGGACAAACGTGCAATGGGGTAGCGGCGGCACCGGTACAGTAACGAGCTTTTCAGCCGGCGACCTGTCACCGCTCTTCACGACAACCGAAGCCACTGTTACGACCACTCCAGCGCTTTCGTTTGCGCTTACCAACGCAGCCGCATACACAGTCTTTGGTAACAACACTTCCGGTTCAGCAGCTCCAGCGTTTCAGTCGTTAGCGGGTGAACAACTACCACAGCGAGCCTCTATGTTCGGTGGCGCTGGCGGTAGCACTAGCGTTCGCGCGCTACCAACGTCCGGCACGCTTACCGGAGAATACTGGCATTATGGCAACTGGGCATCAACTGACGTTATTACGTGCAACCGTTGTCGGTGGCACGTCGTTGGCACGATAACGTTAACTCACGCAATTACGATTAACACGGAAATGCCGGGCGGGCTCGGACCAGCGACGACAATAGCAGTTGGCGGACGCGGCGGCGGACCCGGCGGTGGCGAACCCGGACCATCGCAAGACAGCACTGCCACAAACCTGGGCGGTGGTGGCGGATCGTTCGGCGGTGTCGGCGGTAAGGGGGGTTCGAACGTAGGAGATCGCGGCGGTCGCGGTGGTCCTACTTACGACATTCTTCAGTCACTACTAGGCTCCGGTGGTGGTGCTGGTTGTGGTTCTGCGGCGGCAGGCGCAGCGGGCGGCGCAGGCGGTGGCAGCTTATACGTTGAAGCCACTGGAAACGTCTCAATTGACGCAAACATAACAGCAACCGGTGCCGTTGGTGCGGCAGGAACAGGAGGCGTAGGCTCAGCTGGCGGTGGCGGCGGCTCTGGCGGTGGAATCGACATCCGCAGTCTAGGGACGGTTACTATTCAAACCACTCGCACAGTATCAGCTAACGGTGGCGCAGGCGGTGCCGGCGCGGCTGCTGGCAACGGCGGTGGCGGCGGCGGTGGTGGTGGTTACATTGCGATGCATGGTTCGACGTTCACCAACTCTGGCACAGTCACTGTCACCGGTGGTGCGGCAGGGGCTAACGGCTCGGTAGCAGCGTCAGCGGGCGCCACTGGCACCACTTCGCTTGAGTCTGTAGTCTGGCACGTGAGGACAGCACCATGATCAGGAAAATCAGGAAAATCAGGAAAATCATCGTAATCATCGCTTTCGTGCTGGCGTTCCCGTCAGCAGTGTCAGCACAAATCCTCGACGGAACGCAACCGATATTAGTGTTTCACGACACGAATCCAGAGCCCGAAATCGTTTACACGAAGCCGGAGAACCTGAAACCCTCCGACCGTTGGTTTCCCTTCGTGGCGATAAACGGCAACATGATCGCGCAAGAGTACAGCCTTAACGTTAACGGCAGCGGTTATTTTGTCAAAAGTCGAGAAGCGATCCCGCCATCACCAAACGTAGACAGTTTTATCCAGGACCTTGCAAGCGATAGCGCAATCCCAACCGCTTTGGTGGACCGCGTAACTTCGACACTTTTGCGGCTGGTAAATTATCCTCCCGCGCTTAAAGCATATTGGGCGCGCCTAACCGCAAACCCACCCGCAGGGCTAAGTGCAGCCCTTATAACCAAAATCGAAGACTACGCTTCAGCGCGCAGCATGCCGTTAAAATAGGAGAAAAATGATCGACCTCGGAATCATTGCAACGGCAAAGCGGGCGGTGGAGACCAAGCCACGACGCTTCGTAACACCTGCCATTTTGCTTGCTGTTGTCATGCAGGAATCTAGCGGCGTTGCCATCTTTATAGATACGAAGCCCGGCTCACTGTTCGCTGCGAACATGTACGAGGCAAAGTACCCAGCCATATTTGACCGTGACGGCAAGATCATTGGACGGGCGAACACAGGGCTGACGGATCAGGAGATAAAGCAGGCAGTAATCATCCCTGCCGAGATAGACGGCTGGCGTGTTCCAAAGGAACTGGTTGGCAAGGTCGCTAAGTTTCGCTTTGAATATTCTTATTGGAAACGTTACGGATCATTACCGAAAGTGGAGCGTTTCCGCATGTCGTCCTCTTGGGGACTGGTTCAGTTCATGGGACCGAACGTAGTCAAAGGTGCGAAGGACCCCGACCTGTTCATCCAGCGATTCGCCGCAGACCTGCCGCTGCAGCTTCTGTATGCAGCTGGAATGATCGACGACCTGCTTGGACCTGCCGGTGACGTGGAGCGCATGTACCGCGCCTACAACAGCGGCAACCCTGACAGCAAGAACTCCAAGGTCGTAGCCCGTGCTGTGGCTGTAGAGAAGAGTGCAATCAGTATCAGTGCCTATTTGAGGAGTAAGTAACATGTCTGGATTTTTCGGAAAAATGAAGTTGGCCCAGGAAGCGTTCGACCTGTACGAACACCTGAAGAACAATGACAACGATGAGAACGGCAAGGCGGATCTTTTAGAGGACTTCGAGGATCTAAAGGCACTGCATGCTGCCGTGCTGGAGCATGACTCAGCGACGGTTATGGAACGAGCAGAGGCAATAATCCGCAGAAGCGGCCCGGACATCGCAGCGTTGACCCGTAGATTCGCAGCACAGTAGGAACGAGGATGCCAGATGATCTCCGCAGCACTGACAGCACTATTGCTAGGAATACTGATAGCGGAAGCCAAGCAGTTACTGCTGCTTCCTCTGAGAGTGATGTTCCTGGTGCTGGTGTTGTTTCGGCAATAGACCCGCGCGATCCGTTTACCAGTCGGGCAACGGTGCTAACGTCAAACATCTTGACGGTAATGGCGTACTCGCTGAACTGGTACGCTCGCGCGCACGGACAGCCTGAGTACTTGCCAGATTGGGTGCTTGGATTCATTTGGGCGCCTTGGGGACTGAATGCCTGGACGTGGTTAAAGGCGCGCGCAGCAAAGAAATAGCGATCTCTATACCCGACATATAGGATCCATATGGGCTGAATTTAAGCCCTATTCCCATGTTTTTTTTAATCAGAGTTCCTCTCGCTTCAAATCCTTCGAAGTGGCTTTGGCCAGCCCGTCATGAACTTGCAAGAGATGAAAGATGCTGTTACCAATGGCTTCGCCTAACGGGACTGGTACTGCATTTCCTAGCTGGGCACGCACTTCAGATTTGTTTCCATGAAATCGGAACCAGTCTGGAAACCCTTGTAGCCGAGCCGCTTCCCTTGGAGTAATTGCTCGATTCGCTTTAGGATGGCCGTATCTTCCGCGTGTGAAACTATCAAAACCTCCGGTAATGGTCGGCACTTGGGCGTCCCGGTCTTTCAATTCGCACTCCCAGGGTGAACGCAAGCGTCGACCGAGATTAGCTTCAACGTGCGCATCCTGCGCTCCTTTTAAGAAGCCCTCATCAAATTCAAACCTCGCTTGCGCGGTTGCTTGCTCTTGCAAAACGTCCGCCAAATCTGCCCTTCCAGAATCGAGCTTATCCATCAGTAATTCTGGACCAAGGTTTGTCGAAAGGTAACCGCGCACAAAGCCATCCGCGTACACATATAGATGCAATTTTGCATCGGCTCTTCTCAGCTCCTCACGCACGTCACTAGCCTGAGCAGCAGGGGATAAGGTCAAGAAACAAACGACCAAGCTCAGTACTGCAAATTTCATACATCCCTCAAGAGAGTTACACCAATACGATGATAGACGCGCATATGTTTAGCGCCTACCATCCGCTTTAGAAGTCAAGCACCTCAAGGGTTTGCAGACTTTATTGCGAGTTATCCGTATATGGTAGACACAGATCCGGGTGCGGGATATCCTGGAAGTATCACACCGGGTCAGGGAGATTCTTTAGATGCAAGTACGACGAAAAATGGCCACCAGTGCCTCACTTCAGTTGGTACAGTCGAATGAAGTCATCGGCTATCTGCGAGTTTCAACGGCGGGACAGGATTTAAACGGCGAATCACTTACTGATCAGTACAACCGCATTCAACGCTATTGCGACGAAAACAACTTAAGGCTAGTGGCTGTCTTCTCCGATGTAGAGAGCGGCTCTGAAGCGAAGCGTCCCGGGCTAGAAGCCGCAGTAGCTTTCTTGCAAGGACTACCGTTCGAATCCGAGAAAGGCAAACCGGTTTTTAGTCGCGTGACGTCATGCGATGCCTCGGCGATTGTCGTGCTGAACATAAGCCGGTACTTCCGGGACCTGGGCGAAGGCGAAACAATGCGGAAGCGGTTAAAGAAGCTCGGCAAGTCCATCCGGAGCGTCGAACAAAACATCAGCGACGATGACACGACCGGTAAAGCCGCATTTCAGATGAACCTAATGTTCGCTGAGTGGGAGAGGGACACCATCACGAAGCGGCTTGTGGATGCACGAACATCAAAGACCGAGCGAGGCTCTTGGATTGGGCACCGATTGCCATTTGGTTACCGCTCGCAGTGTGATCCGCTGGACTTCAAGATGAAGCTTGTTCCAGTGCCAGAAGAGCAAATGGTTATTCGATATATCCGACGCCTATACAAGTGGGCAGGCTGCAGCCAAATGGCAATCACAAGAAAACTAAATACGCTAATGGAGAAAGATGCCTTAAAATGGGGACCGAAGGCCGGGAAGGAACTGAAGCGCCCAAGGCGCAAGCCGTACATCAGAAACTTCTCTGGACAATGGACCCAGACATCGGTCCGGCATATCCTATTTGAAGGACGAGAGGTTGATCAGCTGTGCCTGGAGTATGTAAGCGACCAGTAGACGTACGAATCTATTCACTCATGAAGCGGCAGGGTGTTCCACACTTTGCCGCTTTGGCTTTGAAAATTCATCGCCCCCGGATGACAGTCGGTCGCATTCTCGGCGGTGGCGCGAAACTCAAACCGCTTGCGGCGCATGCCAAGCTGGCGGAAACATTGGGCGTCAGCCTGGAAGACTTAGCGCACATTCTGTTAGACCTCGGCTATGGTCAGCGCATTAACAGGCGTGACGCACTTCTGCAAGAGCGCGGCATCAGCATTCGCGGACTCGCAAAAAAAATGTCACTAGATCCATCCAACATACACAGCATATTCGATAGATCTAATCAGCATCTACAATTGCGGGTGTGTCGAGACATCTCAAGAGGATTGGCGTGCACGCTGGATGAGCTTTCTAACATTTTGTTCACCACTGAGGTATTGCACAGTGACGGACCCCCCATTACCATTACTCACATGACGGAATTCCAAAACGTCATTACAACCGGCTGCTAAGCGCATAGCTTTCAAAAAGCTCGCGTTGCCCGGCTGGCTAGAAAAACGCGAGAGTGCTTGTGAGTTCAATTGTTGCATCGACTGTGGGCTACATTCGGGAAACCGTTCCATCCTTCGTGAAGGATCGGATGGACCGAGAAGGTCGCAGTCGTTTTGTTATGCCCAAATTGCCCCCAGTTACGCCCGACCTCTCTGATAGAGGCTGGCTCTCTATGGTCAATCGTCTAACGCTTAGGTATCCAGTGCGGAAAGTGTCATCTGTAGTGACTCTTCCTGTACTGCCTCAGCGGTTTAAGTCCAGCCACTAAACAATATAGAAGGGATATCAATGACCTCCTCGATGAACGTCCGAACGCACAGCCCGATTACCTTACTTGAGTACACCGAGCGCGCGTTCCAGCTCGCTAAAATTGCCGCCGCTTCCCGTTGCTTCGGTCTCGCTGATGACGACGACGCGACTATCGCAACAGCCTGCATGAAGATCCTCATGGGCATGGAGTACGGGCTGTCTCCGACAATAAGCCTGAAAGCCATTCACATGATTTCCGGAACCCCTACGCTCTCCTATCAGACGATTGGAATGCTCATCAAGCGCAGCGGCAAGTATGACTATAAGAAAGGTGAGCACACCGACAAGAAGTGCGTCCTGGAATTCTTTGAAGGCGGTGTCAGTGTCGGTACTTCCGAGTACACCATCGAAGATGCCAGCAAAGCCGGACTGCTTGAGAAAAGAAACAGCCTTTGGCTCAAGATTCCGAAGTCCATGCTATTTGCCCGGGCACTGACCACTGGTGCTAATCAATACTGTGGTGAGATCTTCGGCGGACCTATCTATTCACCAGGCGCTGACTTCGGCGAACAAACCGAAGCTGAGGTATACGGCAATGAGACAGCTGTCGAAGTAGAAGCGGCAAAAAAGGACTCAGCGGCTTCTGCCAACCCTACCACCGCTGGCTCAAAAGCAACCAAGGCCTCAGCTGCGGCGACTGCGGAAAAGCCCGCTGACCCAAAGCCTTCCGAGCAAAAGTCTGCAGAGGTAACTGCTGCGGCTACCCCGGCGACATCCACTGCGGCTGCTTCTGCCACCGAGTCCGCGGTTATCACGCCACCAGGTGAAACACAGCTCGGTGAAATCCTTGCTGCTGGTGCTCCCAACGGCTGGAACGAAGAGAACCTAGAAGTCTGGGTGCTGCCGTTCCTTGAAGCTAAGGGAGTCGATTGCGCTGACATGGGCACCATATTCGCTACATGGACATGGGACCACGTGACTGAAGCAATCAACTTCGTGGTCGCTAACAAACCAGCCTAATGACCTACATCAGTCCAGACTCCGTCGAGGGTCTGACAGCCACTATAGAGAGCGCTCGGCGCATTCTCTCGGACCCTCGTGTGGACTGGTACCAGTACGAAATACACCGAACTAAGAAGCGCTGCGCGGAGGACCGATTGTCGATGTTGATGCACCCCGGTGGTTCCACCGGAATGAAGCCACCAACGCTGAACCACCTAGAACCAATCCTGCAGCGATGCATCCGGTTGTTCGACGGTGACGAAGCTGAAGGCAATCTGTTCTTACAGAACCAGCTCACGCGCAACGGTATCAACTGCGACACGCTTGAGGGCTTTGACTGGCAGCGGCTGAACAGTGTTATCCAGTGCGTTGCCGATATGGAGAAGCAGGTCAAAAGCCTCAAGCAGAAGCGACCAAAGAAACAAGACGTTGTTCTCAAAAAGAAGGAAGAGCCAAAGAAGATGGGACTATTTGCCAACGTCAAACTGAAAGCGACCGAAGCCGGCGCTGTCAATACGGACACCGGAGAAGTTGTAGCGCAGTCAGCTGCAGTGCAGGACAGCGAGAAAGAACGTATCTGCGAGGAAGCGCGCGCTGCTCTCGGGATCGGTTTCAGGACGATCGAGACCCGGGAGCAGCTGCTGCACGTGCTCAAGCGCAGGACCGCTGCGTTGTTGCTGTATTGCCACGTCAAAGAAGAAGCTGCCAAAGAGCTTGCCTCACTGGAGCGAGAAATCGAACAGATTGACACCGTCTATGACAATGCTCTGAAGGACTACTACAAGAAGAATGTGGCTGAAGGCAAGAAGACTTTGACCACAGTCTATGGCGACCTGGGCGAGAAGTATCAGAACACATCCTTCTCCCTGAGCGACGCACCAACCGACAAGAGCAAGTTTGAGAAATGGCTCCGGTCTCGGGACGAAGACTTGCAGAAGACATTCAAAGTCGAAGTACGCGAAGTCTACGACCGTGACATGAAAGCCGTCCACGAGTGGTGGGATAAGCAGGATCCAAAGCCTGTAATTCCCGGCACCGTTGTGAAGGAAGCCGGAGAGCGTTTCTCAATTAGACCCAGCCTAGACACAGTAAAGAAGGACCCAGAGAAATATGTTGGAAAGCACAGTAAGTGAAGCAGAGCCGATGGTGTCCAACCTACTGCTCCAGGCAGAGAAGGATGCGAGGTTTAAGGTTCAGGTTCAACTAGACATCTGCACATGGGTACTCATCGCCCTGATGCGCAAACATCGATACAAGCAGTTCACCGTCACCAAGGAGCTGCTGCTCAAAATCGCTGAAGCGGACATGGACTTGAACTGTGACGACGAGTCGATACCCGGCCAACTGATTATCACTATTGACCCGAAGGTAAAAACGGATGAAAGCAGCAAAGGACCTGTATGCGAGGCAGACAGCACAAGTAACGATGATGGCGCGGATCATAGTTCACCTGTTGAGAACGAATCAGGACTTCATCAAAGCAGCGGTGATACCGGACCAAGTTCTAACGACTGACCAGGGAGCCTTCCTCTCCTACGTGAAGGTGCCTAATGGACTGGTGGTCATGGTTGAAGATCGTGAGGTCGAAAAGAATGTGGCCGACTTTGACTCCGGAGATATCGAATCAGCTCTTAGAGGTGAGGATCTATCAGGGAGTAGTCTCAGCGGCATTCCTCTGGCTGGGGCTGGGGATCCTTCTGATAACGCAGCCCTGGAAGCGCTAGGGCTCTATCCACATGCCCCCCTTCCGTAGCCCGTGGGAGCTGTGGCAACCGCAGCAGTTCAAGCGTCCGGTCGGTGAATACGACCTCAGTATCTGGACCCAAACAAAGGAACGGCACGGGCGGACACTCAGCACTCGTAGCTGGCAGGACACCGTTTTCGAGGCAACTGAAGAACAGGCGCCAAGAATTCTGCCAGTAGGACGGCTCGGACTGCAGGTCTTATTCCTTTCAACCAAGCGAACAGGCGACCTGTCCAACGCTTTGAAGTCTTTAGAAGACGCTCTAAACCGACGCGCCTATCATGACGATGCCTCGGTTGATTACATTGAAACACTGAGGGTCTACGGCCCAGATATTCCTAATCGAATACTGGTTCGCATACGAGAGCAAAGTGACTAGAGGCTTCAATCGCAACTTACTTCCAGAACCGGCCGTGTACTACGCCGGAGAGCTGGCGAAGCTAAAGAACCGGCACGACCGGGCTACTTCGTGCTGCCCATTCCACGGCGACGACCACCCGAGTTTCGCTGTCAACTTACTGACTGGTGCCTATAACTGTTTTTCGTGTGGGGAGAGAGGCAAGGACGTGCTCGACTTTCAGAAGCGCCGATACGCTCAGTCCTTCCAAGAGGCTGCTAAAGCTTTAGGAGCGTGGGCATGAGCCACATCTACGCTTGGCCGCACATTGTTAACGGCACCGTAATTGGCGAGATCCGCCGCTACGTGGACAACAACGGTAAGAAGACCGACATACCGTTCTATACAGATACCGCTCACGCTCAGGGATTCTCCAAAGGCATCCCTGAAGCCAAGAAGCCTTTGAAGCCGCTAGGCCTTGATTCTTTTAATGACATCAATGAGCCAGTAGTGATTTGCGAAGGACAGAAGAAGCAAGCAGCATGGTCCTCGTTGGGCTTCCAGTGTGTGACCAGCATCCTCGGTGGTAGCAATGCAAGCGGTACCGATTGGAGCGCGCTCAAGTCAGCCAGGCTGATCTATCTTTGCCCTGACAATGACCTGACTGGCGAGAAGTACATCCGCGCACTGGCCAACATCCTTAAGGATATGGACTCAGAGCAGTATGTTGTACGGTTCCCGGACATGCCGAAGAAGGCAGACATCTGTGACTGGCTGAAGCGTCAGCCCGAGCTCATGGCTTGGAATGAATATGATCCGCTGACCGATCATCCGAAGCGTGAGGAAGTGCTCAAGCGGCTCATGGCAGAGATGATGCACTTGCGCAAGCCTGTGCCGGCAGAGTGGTTGGTCACCTGGGCCGAGCCACAACCAATTGAGACAAGACTACTTCCAGTGGTCCCGCTGGCTGTCTCTATGATTCCTGAACCACTGCAGGCGTGGATCAAGGATGCGGCTCACCGCATTGAGGTCCTTATCGAATACCCGGCAATTGGTGCGCTCGTAGCGGCCGGATCTGCAATCGGCAGTCGTTGCGGTATTCGTCCACGCATGAACGATGACTGGACCGTGTACCCAAACCTCTGGGGAGCAGTCATAGGACCGCCCGGCGATGGGAAGTCACCTGCGCTCCGCGAGGCAATGTTTGCACTTGATGCGCTCGAGCAAGATTCTGCAGAGAATGCTGTCCAGGCGCAACGTGAATATGACGCCAAGCTGGCTATCTATGACTCGCTTGAGAAAGCAGTCAAGAGCGACATGGACAAGTGCGCGAAGGCCGGAGCAAGTCAGACAGACATGGCGATCTGCGAAGAGAAGCTAATGCAGCTCCAGCAGCCAGAGAAGCCTTCCGCTAACCGCTTCGTGGCAAATGACTCCACTATTGAAGCGCTGGTGAACCTGCTCAAAGACAACCCACGCGGGCTGCTCATGTTTCAGGACGAGCTGACCAACTTGCTCGGCACCTGGGAGAAGTCCAATCACGAAACCGATCGTTCATTCTTCCTGCAGTGCTGGACCGGCAACGGTCGGTACCGTCAGGACCGGATAGGACGCGGCTCGATTATGGCCGACAAGCTTTGCATCAGCATCGTTGGCGGCATTCAAGAAGACATGCTGCGGCGGTATCTGTCCAGCATTGCCGAGACGAAAAACGATGGACTGATCCAGCGCTTCCAGATGATGGTCTACCCGGATCCGAAGCCGCTGAACATGAACATCATCGACGAGGCACCAGACCGAGAAGCCAAGCTGAGAGCAATGGCTATCTATAGAAATCTAGCTTCCATGGAGTTTGAGCAGCACGGCGCTGATGGTGGCAAGCAGCCATTCTTCCGCTTCGACGCTGAGGCCCAGCAGGTCTACTACCAGTGGGAAACCGAACTGAAGCGGAAGATGGCTGGTGAAGAACAGAGCTTCATGCGTGAGCACCTAGCGAAGTACAAGAAGCTGATGCCCGCACTGGCTCTGATATTCCACCTGATTGGCTGTGCCACTTACAGGCATGGAGCAGTCAGCGTTCAGAACGCCGAACTTGCTGCAGCCTGGTGCGACTACCTGGAACTTCATGCCAGGCGCGTATACGGATTGCTCCGAGCAAGAGAAGAGACAGCCGCCTCCATCCTTGCGGAGAAGATCCTGAAAGGACTACTGCCCGAGCGCTTTGACTACCGATACGTACTGCACCGCAGATGGCAATCGCTAGGACGGAAGGAGCTGATAACAGAAGCCCTCACCGTTCTGGCTGAAGCTGGCTGGGTCCATCGCAATGTTCTTCCTTCTCTAGGCAATCCAAAAACTGAGTACGTGCTGCATCCCGAGTTGCCAAGAAAAGTTTTTGGTGAAGTTGGTGAAGGTAGTGAAGGACCCACATAGCATGAAATGGCTCTCTAAATTTATCGATCCGCAAACGGTGGCGGATGCCTTCAACACCTTCACCAACTTCACCAAAACCTCCTCGAAAGTACAGATAGATATAGACAAAGATTCTTCCTTTATATATTCAAGAGAGAGCGAATTAATGACAACTGATGCCAAGTACACAATCAAGTTGATTTGCGGACGCAAGGTCTACGAGGACGAAGAGAGGCAGCTGCCAGTCTGGTCGAAGAAGGACTGTGATGAGCGCATGGCGAAACTATTTGCCTCGGAAGAGAACCACGCGGACTTCCTGATGAAGATGGCGGAATGGGCTGCAGGCAAGAAGGCAGACCCGATGGAATACGCATGGGCCGGTGACTGCCTTCTTGTAATTCACGAGGCTTACGACCATGCAGAACAAAAGAGTTTGGAACCTAAATCTGAGGACGCTCAGGCAGCCCCAGAACCGATTGCTAAGCAAGCCGTGGATAAACCCAAGGCGAAGCTATTTGGAGTCCCTAAAAAGCCCACACTGTTCGCGAGGAAAGAAAACAATGCAACGTAAAGTCTTGATTGCTTTGCCACCAGCCATGTTGGAACAGGTAGATTACATCGCCGCATGCGAGCACAGAACACGTTCTGACCTGATAAGAGAAGCGCTCCGCAGATACCTGGACAACTTCCGCAAATCGCACCCACCAGACCTGACAGTTCACTCCATCGAGACGCCACCACCACCACCAAAGCCGGAGCCAACCAATGCGCAAGTTATCAATCTGCCTAGCAACGACACTGCTACTAACTTGCCCCGCCCAAGCCATAAACCTTA